GCAATTTCCGCACTCAACAACTACGGTGTCCTCTTGGCCTAGGTGGGTTATGGGGCCATGTGTGGCGATACATTGAGCGTAGTCCAGAATCAGGCAGTCCGTTTTGCTTGGGTGTGTGCGCAGTCCCCGGCCCACCATTTGGGCGTAGAGCCCTTTGGAGAGGGTGGGCCTAAGCAGGACAATGGCGTCAATGCCGCGAGCATTGAAGCCCTCTGTGAAAACATTAACGTTGAGAATGTGCTGGATCGTTCCGGCCTTGAATCCGGCGGCGATGGCGTCACGCTCGCCGCTCGGGGTTTTGGCCGTCACGGCGGGTGCGTGGACGCCAAGGGCGGCAAGCTGGCCTTGGACAGCGGCGCAATGGGCAACGTCAACGCAAAACCATACGACCGACCGCCGCCCCTCGCGGGCGAGGATTTCGACCGCGTTGGTTACGGCTCCCCGCACGATGTCGGGCTCCGACATGGCGGCGGATAGGCTGTTGGAAACGTAGTCGCCCCCGGACAGGCGTTTGACGCCGGATAGGTCCGGCTGCTCTTTTCCGACCTTTGAGCGGAGCTTGGCGAGATAGCCGTCGCGGATGAGGTCGCCCACGTTGGCCTCGTAGCAGACTTCGTTTAGGATGTGGTCGCGGTGGCAGATTGCCCCCGCCCCCATTCTGTATGGGGTGGCCGTGAAGCCGACCACGATGGCGCGGGGGAAGTGCCGTAGGAAAGTCCGGTACTTGCCTTCGCCACGCGCCGGGATGCGGTGGGCCTCGTCCACGATGATGCAGTCGAAGCGTGGGAACTGGGCGGCCTTGTTCCACACGGAATCAATGGACGCGAACAGTACGGGGTGATCGAGGTCGCGGCGATTTAGCCCCGCCGAATAAATCCCCGCCTCGACCTCCGGCCACACTTCCAGCATTTCGTCATGATTCTGGCGCACAAGCTCTTTGCGGTGGGCGAGAACCATGCAGCGGAAGTGCGGGGCGGCCTCCTTCCATCGCTGGATGGCGAGTGCCATCAGCAGCGACTTTCCCCCGCCCGTGGGGATGACCACACACGGGTTCCCCTGGCGCGTCTGGACATGGGCGTCCAGGGCGTCGAGGGCGGCGGATTGGTATGGGCGGGGGGTGAGCATCAGAACGGCAGCACCTTAATAAGATCCGCGGTTGACTTGCCTTTCGCCCCATGCACCCATTCCTCCCCGCCGTCGTGGTTGCGGAACATGATCCAGTCGGCCCCCGCGTCGATGACTTCCGCCCACGGGATAAGGTCGGGAATGAGAAGATGCGCCTTGCAAGTCTCCCCCTGTTCCATCGGGAAGTTCTTGGCGCAAGTCCATTGGCCGGCCATGTCCTCGCCCGTTTCCGGCGTGGCATGGCAACAGGTACGGCAGGACTGGCGGGGAAGCGGGACGGTGCCCTTGGCGGGCCAGCAGATTTCGGAGGCGTCACAGAACCGGCACCGGAAGTCGTCGGGGCGGTTCGCGCACCTGGGCGGCGGGGTGATGGCGGAAATGATGTCCTGTGCCCGGCGCATGAGCCGGGCGAACTCGTCCTTGTCGTAGCGGACGCGCTCGGTATAGATGTCGTCGGTGTCCTTGTTGACTGCGACATAGAGAGCGCGGGTCGTTTGGGTGCAACCCATGTAGACCTGCATCTGCGCGTAGTGCATGGGCTTCGACTTCTGGACGCCTTCCTTTTCCAGCTTGGCGAAACTCTTTGAGTTGTGCGTCTTGAACTCCAGCACGTGCCAGGTCTTGGGGGCTTCTGGGATGCCCAGCCCCATGCCGTCGAGATGGCCGCTGAAGTGGCCGCCGATGGCTTCGATGGCGATTTGAGGCGATTCCCCCTCGACCTGGACGCCGATTTCCTTCAACTCGCGGATGATCCGCTTTTCCTCCATGTTGCCGGTTTCAAACAAGCGGAGCATCCGCCCGGTGAACGTTGGGGCGAATGCGCCCCTGAAAGAGAACCACAAATAGCGGTCGCAATGGTGGCCGATGATGGAGGCGCCGAGATAGGCGCGGGGCTTCTCGGCCTTGCGCTTTTCCTCGTATGTGCGGTAGATTGCCTCGACTGTTGCGGATGTCTTCGGGATGGCTGCGGCGATGTCGTTCATTGTTCCTCCTAAAATGGTGCGCGTTGTTACGAGGAGACGCGCCCCTCCCCCGGCCGCTAGGCCAGATTCAGACTGACAGCCACCTTGCGAGGGGTGACTGTTACAAAGCGCGAAACCTTGCCGAAAAGGTCGGGGTTCGTCTGACGGATTTCCTCGTATGCCTTTTCGTGGAGTTCGATCTTCGTTTTGAGGGGCGGGTCGGCGAGCCCCAGCCCGAGGATCGCCTGGACGTCGGCCTTGTAGGACAGGCCGCGTTTAACCGTGATCTTGAACGCCCCGGCCGTCACAGTCTTTGAGCCGTTTTCGGGCGTCTCGACCAGGGCGGCGATAGCCTGCTCGGCTTCGATCCGCTGCGCCTTTGCGGCTTCCTCGGCCTTCTTGGCGTCGTAGAGGTTGGTTGCCAGTTCTTCAAGGGACTTCATGGCGAACACTCCTTAATTGCCTGTTTGATATCATCGCAGATAAACCGCACAACCCGCATGAAATCACGTTCAAGTTTGGGCGTTGATTCGCCAGATTGACGCAACCGATCTAGGAATCTTGCGGATTGCCGCTTGGCTATAGCATCAATCCGTTCCATTACATTTGCAGGATGGATCATGGCTACCGCTCCCACGGACGCTTGCCGGCGGCGCTGGGCGAGGCGGCGGGCTTCGGCTTGGCGGCGGCGGTCTTGGGCGCAGCCGGGGCGGCGGCGGCAAGGGGCCGGTATCCCACGACTACGTTGTCGGGCTCGCGGCCTTCCTCGGTCTTGATCTTCACTTTGACCCTAATCTGCTTCTGCAGCAGTTCTGCGGAGTCCCGGAGGGCCGGGACGCCGCAGGCCATAGCGAGCGCGGCAAGCTCGCGCTGGCCGATCTCAACAGCCTGCTGGTTGGGGTTGGAGAGATTGATCTGCGTGAAGATGCGGCGGCCTTCGTGGGCTTCGTCGAGGACAACCAGTTCCAGCTTGAGGTACTTGCCCGTTCCGGCTTTCGTGTCGCGGACTTCCGCCTTGTCGATTTCGGCTGCGTACCATCCCGGCGGGATGGGCTCGTAGCTGGGGATCGGGATGCTTTCGGCGTCGAAGTCGCCTCCGAGGGCTTCGCTGATGTCGTTGCTCATGGGTTATTCTCCTTGGGTTGTGTTTTGGTTCTGCATCGCGTCTGCGATGGCGTTCTCAAAGTGTTTCCAGTCGAGGGGCAACTCGTAGGGGAGTTGGCCGAAGACTCCGCGACCGCCGCCGGGGTGGGCGGGGCGCTTTTGCGTGAACAGGAACCGCCGGCCGCCGGTGGTGTCGATGGCCCGTTTCTTCTCTTTTTTGAAGCCGACTTCCTCCTTGCGGACCTGCACCTTGGTGTTGGCAAACAGGATGACGTCGGCCCAGCGGTAGATGAGGCTGGCGGCCTTGTCATTGATGTCCCAGGCATAGGTGTCGTATGAATCCCCGGTCGGATCGTCGAACCTCTTGACCTTGACATGGCCGATGAGGATGCTGGTCATGTTCTTCTCGGCCCGGAGGGCGTCGAGGCCAGAGAGGATGTCGCGCCATTGGCGCAGCGACTCTACATAGCCCTTGCCGTATCCGCCGCCGACTTCCTCGATGCTCTTGACGTTGTGGGCGCGGCAAGTGGCGTCGAACACAAGTGGTTCGAGGGCCGATGCGCTGTCAATAACCACGGTCTTGAAATCGTGGTCCTCGTTAAACAGCGCCCCGATGCTTTCGATGACTTCCTCGGCGGTGGTGGCCGTCGGGAAGGTGGTAACGTCGAGCGAGTCGGTGCCTTCCTCCCCCTTGCAGGGGATGACGACGGGGGCATTGAGCCCGGTTTCGGCCAGTGCCCCGGTTTCGTCGAAGTGGCAACCGCAAGCAAAAGATGTCTTGCCGATTTTCTCCACCCCGAGGATGACCATTCGCGGGGCTCGCGTCTGCTGTCCTTTGGACAGGCTTTCGAGCGTAATCATGGTGTATTCTCCTTTTGTTGTTTAGTTAGAATGAACGAAAAGCCCGCCGCGTTTATTAGCGAGCGTCACATATTCCGGGTTCAACTCGATCAGTATGGCCTTGCGCCCTTCCGACGCGGCCACCTCGCCAGTCGTGCCGCTCCCG